CGGTCAGCGGCAGCGGCGCGGTGAACTTGGGCAGCGGGACGACGACGGTGGGAGGTAACTTGGCCGTCACGGGCCACACGACCTTTGAGGGCGTGACATCAACGGGCGCGACCGGAACGGGCAACCTGGTTTATTCGGCGTCCCCCACCTTGACGGGTACGCCTGCGATCGCGGCAGCCACGGCGACCACGGCCGGCACCAACGATACCTCGACCAAGGTCGCCACGACGGCCTACGTGAGCCCGGCGACCTCGACGCCAACCGAATCGGCCGGCGCGGTTACGTTCGATGGATCTGTGGCCAGGACATTCTCGGTGACGCTAAACGCCAATCTGACCACAGTGACCCTGAGCAACCTGATCGACGGCCAGTCCTACGTGTTCGCGCTGACCAACACGGCCTCGAACTATACAGTGACGTGGGGCAATTCGATTAAGTGGGTCGGTGGGTCCCAGCCAACGCAGACTATCGGTGCCCACACGGATGTTTGGACGTTGGTCAAGATCGGCACCACGCTCTACGGCAACGCCGTCCAGAACTTCTAAGCCATGAAGCGTGTTCTGAAGCGACTCCCTAGGTTTGTATCGGCCCTGCTGTTCACCGCGAGCTTTAGCTTCGCGTCGGCGTTTCCGTACTCGTTCTGGACAAAAACCACCAGCACCCCCACGGTCCACATGCTGCTTGTTGCGGCAGGTGGCGGAGGTGTATATGGCGGCGGTGGTGGGGGCGGCGTGGATCGGACCTATGATGTTGGCGGGTCAAACTTTTCGGTAGCTTCTGGAATCCCTCTCACAGTCACCATTGGGGGGACGAGCACAGCGGGAGCTTCTGGGGCCAACTCTGTTTTCTCAAGCGAAACGGCCACGGGTGGAGGCGCAGGGGGAACTGCTAACGGAAGCAGCGGGGGTTCCGGGGGAGGCGGTGGCACCATTGGCAGCTCGGGCGGCTCTGGAACGGGCGGCCAAGGATCAAGCGGAGGCAGCGCCAGCGGGTCGGTTGGTTCTTCGGGCGGGGGCGGCGGCGCGACGGCGGTTGGCGCTGCCGGTTCGGGCACCGTTGGGGCTGCGGGAGGGGCTGGATACACCTCTGCCATCTCCGGTTCTTCGACGACCTACGGCGGCGGCGGCGGCGGGATTGGCAGCACCGCTGGTGGCGCAGGAGGGTCAGGGGGGGGAGGGCCTGGTGGAACGGCTGGTGGCACCAGTGGCACGACGAACACGGGCGGCGGCGGCGGCGGCGGCACAGGTACGACAACGGGGGGTTCGGGCATCTGCATTATTTACTACCCGAACACCTACCGCCTGGCGACCGCCACGGGCACCTACAGCCAGAGCACTTCGGGCGGAAATTACGTTTTCACTTTCACCGGGTCAGGCACCTTTACGCCGTAACCCGGATACCATCCACACGACGACGACCCTCTCGACCACGGTGTGCACGATTGTTTGGCTCCAGTAGGCTGACTAACTAACCTTGCAAAAAGCAGGTAAAGACCCCATACCATCTTTCCCATGAGCCCTACACTTAAGAAGTACCTGCACGCCTTGGAGTTCGCTGCCATGGGGGCGGCAATCCCGGTCGTTAACGACTGGCTTCTGTCCACGCATCCGATGGATGCCAAGACGGTGCTCCGTGCGGCGATCGGTGCCGCCGTGACGGGTGCCTACACTTTCGCGAGGGCCAACCCCCCGCCGATAGACCCTTCCGTAATCCAACCCATCACCCCGCCACCTTCCTCAAAACCATGAAAAACCTGATCGCAATCGCCATCATCGCCGCCGGCCTAACCGCCTGCAACACCGCCCAGATCCAAGCCTCCGCCGCCTACATCGGCGCCGAGGTCGCCACCACGCAGCTCATCACCAAGAACCCGACGCTGATCCCCGTCGCGCAGGCCATCGTCAACGACTGGGCCAAGTTCCAGGGGGGCAAGCTGACCGCCGCCGATGAGGCCGGTCTCTTGCAGCAGGTCGTTGCCGCCACCAAGGGGCAGGTTACGCCGACCGAGGCCGCGCTCTTGGACGGTGCCGTGCAGCAGATCCTCGCCAACCAGAACGCCACGGCGCCGACGCCGCTGCAAGGCGCTGCCGGTGCGATTATTCAGACCGTCGTGAACGGCATTGAGCGCGCCATCGTGGTCGCGCAGACGCCCGCTCCGACCGCCGCCCGCACCCCGAATAGCCCGCTGCCCTATCAGGTGTTTGCCATGCGATGAGCGTCAAGGTCGCCCTTTTCTACGGGACAGTCTCGCGCATCTCGGTTGCCATCGAATGGTTCACGCGAAGCAAGTACTGCCACGCGGCCATCATTCAGTCCGACGGCAGCCTCATTGAGGCGATAGAGGGCGTGGGCGTGCACAGGCTGCCCGCGCTGCCCCCGGGCGATACCTGTGACCTTTTCACGGTTTGCGGGCCTTCCAGCCTATCAGAAATCTCCGTGGAGCGGTTCCTGGGGGCGCAGCTTGGCCTTCCCTACGCCAATCTGGACATTGTCGGCTTCCTGGCGCGGTGCCCGGAGCAGAAGCAGGCGGGGGCGTGGTTCTGCTCGGAGCTGGTCTATGCGGGGATCCGCGCCGGCGGGGTGGACCTCTTGGCGCGGGTCGAGCCGTTTCAGGTGTCGCCGGGGTCGCTCGCCATGTCGCCGTACTTAAAAATGCTTAGTCCGGGGCCTTGATTTAACCGAAACAAAAGCCACTCCATGAGCGAAATCGAAGTGGAAGCCGCAAAAGCAATAGCCGTCGAGGCCGTCCGCACCCACCTGCAGAGCGTCGAAAAGAAGAAATTCGCGCTCTCGGTGGGCACGGCCTGCGCGCTCATCGGGGCCATCTGCTACGGGACATGGATCTGCAACAACACGCTGCACGACCTGCGCGATGGCCAAGACCGCATTGAGCGAAGCCTGTCGTATCGTGTGAGTGTGGGGACGTTCAACTCGTGGGCGGTCAAGCTGGAACGCCAGAACCGCATGATTGACGGCGGCAAGGGCTTGCAGGTACCCGACCTCGACACGAAGCAACAGGCGGGAGCCGCAACTGCGGCAGAACAGAACTAGGCGCGAATCCAGGACCGAAACCAGCCTATCTTGGTCAGCACGCCGCGTTTGGCGTCGAAGCCTAGAACCGTCCAAATCGCGTTTCCAACCCTGGCCTCCTTCTTTAGCTTCGGGACGGCATCCCAGCAGAGCCTTATCTCGGTGCCGCGCTTCGGGGCAGTCATAAAGACCCTCCACGTCTAAACAGCTTGCTCGTCTCGTCGGCAACCCAGAGTGCGCCGAGGGCCAGCGTGAAGATGACGGCGACGAATATCGTGACGGTCCAGCGTAATGCGTCCTTCATAGCTTCTTAATCAGGTCGATTGTTGCTCTTGATCCGCATTTCCAGCCTGCCGCAAAACTGAGCGAGGAGCAGAGAGTTTGGCGTGACGAACCTTCACGGGTACTCGGATGGGTGGATGATTAGCGACACTTGGTTGGCCAGCTTCGAGACGGCGTTGCAGTCGGGCGCACAGTCCACGTACCCATCAACGGCGAGGTTTATCGCGTGCAGCTTCGCTTTAAGCCTCGCGTTCTCCCCCTCCGCCAACTCCCGCGCTTGCCTCTCCTTGGCCGTAGCGGCGGCACAGTGGGCGGCGATGTGTTTGCTGACCACAGCGGCGCGGTTCGCAAACTCGCACAGGTCGTCAGACAACCCCGTGCAGAACTCGGGGAATAGCTCGCGGCAAATCGCCTCTGCCAGCTCGCGGTCTGCCAGCGTGGGCACGCTCTCGTACTTGCTGGCAAGCTCCATAGTCACGGGCTCGTTATCGGGATGGCATCGGGCCTCTGCTTCCTCGCGGGTATAGCGTCCAGCCTCCGCAATGTTGTAGGTGTAGCCGCGATCTTTTGGCCTCCAGAAAAGACCACGCTTCAAAACGACGTAGGGGCGCTCAGCCGTCGCCGCGCTCGCCCGCTCCCCCGTCCCGGCGTTGTCTGCCTGCTTAGGGGTCATTTGGTCGCAGCCTCCTGAGCTGCACACGCCTGCCCCCTTTCGCCGCTAACGGCGGGCGGGGTGGGCTTGATGATCCTGCCCTCGTCGTCACGCTCAATGCCGACTTGGTTCTCAAAGCGGGTGATTAGCTCGTCTAGAAGCTGCTCCTCCCACGAGCCGAGATTGTGCGCCCTTCCCCAGACCTTATCCACGACCTGCTCGACCAACTCGATGTCGGACAGCTTCTTTGAACGCTCGTTGATTTCGAGGAAGCGGAGAACCACCACAGCCATCTTCTGCTTTTCCTGCTCGGTGTACTCTTTCATTTGGCAGACCCTCCAGCCGGCGCGGGCGCGAGCTTGGCCTTCGCTAACGCCTTCTTGAACGATTCCACGTCGGGTTCCGGGATGTCCTTCGTGTTGGCAACCATGTCATGCCAGTTGAACGGGTCGGGCCAGATATAGAAATCCTCTGTTGAGGACGATGCTTGCGCGGCGTGAATGTAGAAATGAAACCCGCCGTCAGGCATCTTCTGGGCACGGATATGATAATCTATGACCCCGTTGTTATTTGAATCTTCTAGGTAACGCCAAAGGGTAGGGTTCTTGGGTTCTGGAATATCCACAAACCGCATTTCATGCAGATTCTTCCAAAACCGTGCGGCCAACTCGCGGTCCTGCGCGTCGGCGTCGGGGGTGGTGCTCATGATTCAAGTTCTCCTATGGCCTTTAGCGCGGCGTCGTAGCGCGACAGGAACGCGGCCAGCGCCTCCTGTAGCTTCGCCTGGATTGATTCATCGCGGTCCACGCGGATAACGAGCGCAGGCAGGCGCAGGTTGTAGGCGACGAAGGTCCACGCGGGGGCGCCGGTTACGAGCATGGAGAAATGCACCTGCGCCAGATAGTCCTCTGGCACGCGACCGTCCAGAAGGTAGCGGATTTGGTTCGGGGCCTGCGGGCACTTGATCTCTAGGCCCGTGCCGTCGTCCAGAAGGCCGTCAGGCGAACAGCCGGCGCGCCCGTCGTCCGTAGTCACGAAGCCCACGCGCTTAACCTTGCGGCTTTGGGTGAACTCGAACCACGGAATTGCGATCGTCTCTAGGATATTGCCCTGATCCATGCCGAACGTGTTGAGCTGGTCCGGAGAGTAGCCGACGAGCTTCTCGGCCACTTTGCGGCACAGATATGTCTCCACGCCGTCACCCTTGCGCACGGCCCACTTGGGCGTAATCAGGGCGTCAACCTCGCTGGCCGTGACTACGCCGAGGCGAGCCGCGTACCACGGCTGGGACCCCTGTTCGCACGCGATGATTTTCACCGGCCACCCCGCTTCTTCTGTAGGGCCTTGAACAGCCCCTCGTAGCGTGCGCTCCCGATCTCCTCGAACTTGGACGCCCCTGCGTACTTGAGGAACGCGGGCACGTCGGCTCCGACCTCCTGGCACATTTCCTTGAGGGTCTGCGCCTGATCGTGGGTGATGGGCGTTCCCTCGTTGCGAGCGTCCAGACCGTCCGTGTCGCGCTCGACCACGATATTTAGGGCGTTGCACAGGGCGTACCGTTTCGCGTACGTCATGGCCGCTCCGTCGGCTTGCGTTTCAGTAGCACCGTAGGGACCCGCCCCGGCGCGCACGAAAGCCTTGTAGTCCTTGGAATGCCCCGCGATGTGCTGAAACGTGCAGGTCTGGATGATGCGCCCATCCGCGAAGTCCGTTGAGAAGCTGATGGACAGGCCCTCGCGCTCGGCAAGCGGCTGCACCTCGCGCATGATTTCCTCGTACGGCAGGTAGGTGTACTTGATGGGAATGGTTCCATCTGCCAATGCCTTACCCGGCACGGCCTTGGTTGGCTTGAAGTTCTTGATCGAAGCCTGCAAGCGGCTGAACGCGCCCGCGTACTCAACCGCAGCCGCGTCCCGCTTCATGTCGCGGTCAAGGGCCACCAGGCGCTCCATGACGCCCACGCTTTCTGGCGTGATTCCAGCCGCAATGACCTGCTGCATGAGGGCAAGCGGAGTCGGCTGCGCGGCCACAAGGCGCGCCTCGTTGGCGAGGGGGAGTTCGTCGTTTTGATTCATATTGAAAACTTTCCGTAAATGCGCCGGAACCGCCCGTGCGAGTCTCGCTCGTTGTACCGCTTCGGCTGCCAAGAGGCGATGATGCGATCCGCCGCGGCCATATCCGCCTTCCGCCGCTTCGCACGCTGCCAGAGCCAGTCCGCGAGGCAGGCCAGTGCGAAGGCGAGGAGCGTGAGGCCGAGGGAGATCATGGCTTTAAGGCGGTCTCGGCGCACTTTTTGGTTTCGCACGCTTTCTTGATCGCTTGGACAGCCATTTCTAAGAAGAGAGAATGGGCGTCGGCGTAGGCGGCGTCGGCGGCGGCGGCGGCGTAGGCGGCGTAGGCGGAGGCGGCGGCGTCGGCGGCGGCGGCGTAGGCGTCGGCGGAGGCGGCGTAGGCGGCGGCGGCGTCGGCGGCGGCGTAGGCGGCGTAGGCGGTCCTATAGACGCCCCATAAAATATCGCGGACGGATCGGGCTTCCCGCGTCGCAAGCTCCGCGCTCGCACGATCCGTCACTTCGTTTATGGCGCGAAGGCGGGCGGCTTCCGCAGGTCGCTTCGCACGGTCGCACATTGCCGGGGCAACTGTCCGCACAGCCCAATCCGCAAAGAAGAAGCCGCGCCTTGCGGTCAAGGCCTTCGAGGTAGCGGCCTTCTGGATCTCGGGCAGCATCTCGCGGACAATCTTCTTCCCCTCGTCGCCGTATCGCCCAGCGATCCTGTCCGCAAACCGCATCAGGACTGGGCACGCCGTCTTGCGTGCAACAGCAAGATGCACGTCCAGGTACTCGGGGCCGCTGAAAATACCGGCGCCCTTGAGCATCCTAGAATGCTTGGCCGGGTCCGCGAGCAGCTTGCCCAAGGATTCATAATGGCGGGCAATCACCTTCTTTTGCACGGCGTTCGCCTCGCCGCGAATAGTGACGTTATCGCTGTTCGTTCCCTCGGCCTCCACAAAGAAGGGTGACTTGTTTGGCTCGTTCTCGCGCCACTTGGCGACGCTGACGGCGGTTGAATGGGAGTTGGTGGGCACGTGGGCCACCGCTCCGTCAGAAGCCCGGACGCAAATCGAATGGAAGTCGCACATGGTAGAAGTTGGTTATTTGCGCACCCACCACGCGCCGGACGGGCCGCAGCGGTCGGGGAATGCCAATCGGGCACGCTGGCAGGACAGGCGGTCGGTAGTGCCAGTGACAAGATCGGTTTCAATGAACGCCTTGGGGTGCCCACATTGCGGAAATGCGGGGGCATGTTGGTTCTCCGTGAAGTGCGCGCAAGTCTTGCAGAACTTCACGACCGGGTTCGCAGCAAGCTCGGCGTTCGCGTTCGGGTTCGTTTCGCGGGGCGCAGGCGCGGGACCGCTGCCGGGATTCGCGCATCCGGTGCGCTCTGCGAGAGTGGGGCCGTCGGGGTAGGTGTTGCTCATGGGAGTACCGTTTCAGATTCTTTCTTAGCTGGCAAGCATTATTCTTTGTGAGCTTTTGTAGCTACCTGGGATTTTACGCTAGTTATGCGATTTGTTGGCCCACCGCGCACCGTTAGCCTTGATGGCTATTTCCCGCCTGCGACGCTTGGAAAGCTTCTTTGCCCGGTTCCTGCCGCCCTTGCTTGCCGCCTCTTTTAGAAATTGGATGTGGTCCATATTGCTTCCTTAGCAGCTAAGATGGGCGCATGTCAAGCCGCAACGTCGTCGCAGTACTCGCGCAGCCGGCGGATCACGGCCTTCGCGGTGTGCGCGTCCCCGAAACGCTCCTCCAGGCTCGCCCCCGTGAACTGCGTCGTGATGATCGTCGGCTTTCCCCAATTCGAGCGATAGCGGAGCACCTTGAGCACGACGGCCTCCCGGCTCGCGTTCATCTTGTCGTTGCCCAAATCGTCTATCACGAGGACCGGCGCGTGCATCATGTCCCTCATGTTCTCGTCGGGCATGTCGATCGATTCGACAAAGGTGACGCCGACCCCCAGCTCCATGAGCTGCCGCGTCAGGTGCCAAGCGGCCCTCGTCTTGCAGGTTCCGCTCTTGCCATGGATCACGAGCCCGCGGCCCGTCTTGTGGTCGTAGGATCGAACGCGCCTAATCAGCGCCTCGTTGCCCTTCCTCGAATCCCAATCGCTGCGGAACGCGGGCGGGCAAATGCGCTGCCACTGCTCATTCTGCTTCCTGCGCGTCTCCGTGTCGCCCTGGCTGTTGGCATAGCACGCCTCGCAGCAATTGATGGGATACCAGCCCCGGCACCCTGCAATCTGGCGCCAAAGCGGGTCAGGCAACAGGCAATCGCAGACCTTGCAACGCCCGCCAAAGGGGTGCTTACCCTTCGCGGGATCTTCTATGCCGGGCGGGAAAATATCGCCTAGAGCCTCGGCAAAGCTCATCGGCTCCTTGCACGTGCGCCCTCCAAGCTCCGCCTGCGGGGAATAAGGCTCCAACGCCTCAAACGGTATTTCGGGTTCAGAATCCATTTTTGTGTTCCTCCTCGGTTGTTTCGCGGCGCTGCCAAGGTAAGCGACTCGAATGCCTCTTGTCGTCGGCTGTCTCTGGTTCTCGAATCCCCTGCCAGCCCTTTGCCACCGTGAATTTGATCGCCGCCACAGCGCGCTCCTCGCCCATGTCCTTTAGTTCAAGCAAGCATCTCTTTCTGGAAGTGGGTCGCAGTGGCTTCTTTAGCTCAACCCTGTGTTGCTCGAATTCCTTCCACACCTCGGCAAACCCCTCCGATCCGAAAGGCAAAGATTCAGATACAGATACAGATACAGATGCACTTGTTGACTCTTTGGTGACACCTGTTGACGGTTGTTTACTTGTGTTGACAGATTGTTGACAGGCCCGGTGCTCCCGTTGCTTCTGTGCCAAGTACTCACGCCGCTCATCAGCCGACATGAGCCTGCGGTACTTCTCATGGTTAAGGATTCGCCAGCCTCCCTCAACAACCTCGATACGGCGCCCCTCATTGTCCGACGTTCGGCTGTCAGGATCAGGCCCAAGAAACTTATCGATCGCCCGCCTGCAAACCTCAACGTTTACCCTCGCCAAATGCGCGAGCCCTGGCACCGTCGCCCCGACAATCCCCCACTTGTCCTTGAGCGCCAGCATGGTGATCCAAACTATGCGCGTTTCATCCGGCTCGGCCCAAATCGTAGAGGTGATGATCTCCGAAAACAGCTTCGTGTAGCCCATGCTTCTAGTCAGAACAGCCCGTAAACACTGTCAACATTTGTCAACACTATTGACAAAGGATCTCAATTAACAGACAAACAACCTGAACCCACTTCACAGCAGGGGTTTTGATTTGACACGCAAACCATTCGCGCCAAAAGCAAGACCATGCCACAAGAAGCCAACAAGAAATGGGGTCAAGACAGCTTCGACAGCGACAAGAGCGCCGGCAAGTGCTCCCCGCACGTCCACGGCGCAGGCGACGCCCACCTGACCCAAGTCCTCAACCCGACCACCGTGAACGGCAAGCATGTCACGAACGAGTACCCGAAGCCCTCGGGCAACTACCCCAAATGAGCCTCGTCCCCAACTTCGCGGTCACATCGACCCGCGCCCTAGTCCTTTCCTCGAAGCCCGGCACCCGCCAGGTCAACTTCACGAACAACAACGTCGGCTCCGGCAGCGTCTACTACGGCCTTGTTGCCCGAGGCGCCACTTCAGCACTCACGACCGGCAACGGCACGCTGATCCCCTCGCAGCCGAACCCCTACGAGCTGATCCTCACGCCGGGCTTCCAAGCGTCCTACGCCTCGACTCTCCCGCCCGGCTCCAACGACCTTTCGCAGGGTTTCGACCTCTACCTGATTTCGAACACCACTGCACAGGTCAGCGTTCAAACCGCTCCTTTCTGAGCGGCTACGTTCTGTTTTATCCTCCTCGGTTTTGGAGGCTGTCAAGCTCAATCCAATGCCTGACACCGTTTACACCTCGGAAATAGCCGAGCGAATCTGCAACGAAATAGCTGAAGGCAAGAGCTTACGTTCTGTCTGTGAGGAGCTTGATATTCCACGCAGAACTGTAAGGGGCTGGGTTTTGGATGACCGTGAAGGATTTGCCGCCCAATACGCGCGTGCACGTGAGTTGCAAATGGAGGCATTTGAGGACGAACTGAACGAGATTGCCGACGATGGGCGCAACGACTGGATGACGATCAAGCGCGGTGGCGAGTATGTTGAGGTGCCCAACAACGAGGTGCTGCAACGCTCACGGCTTCGCGTGGACACCCGCAAATGGATCATGTCGAAGATCCTTCCAAAGCGGTACGCTGACACGATCAAGCAGGAGCATAGCGGCCCTGACGGTAGCGCGCTTCGCGTTGTGCTCGAAAGCCCCTTGCCTCCCATAAAGCAAGATGCCTGATTGCGTCATCCCGTACACGGCGCGGGAAGCCTTCGTGCCGTTCCACCAGCGGACAGAGCGTGACGCGGTGCTGGTGTGCCACAGGCGGGCTGGCAAAACGGTGGCGCTCGTGATCGAGCTTATTTTGCGGGCGCTGGCAAACACGCGAACGCAGCCGCCTCCGCAATACGCCTTTTTCTACCCGACATGGAAGCGCGCGAAGGACATTGCGTGGCCGTACCTGAAATACTACACGAAGCCCATTCCTGGGCGCATTGTGCGCGAGGGAGACCTGTCGATCGAACTCTGGGACGGCGGGCCCAAGATCACGCTATACGGGGCCGCAAACAGCCGCGGCGTCGGCCTCTACTTGGACGGCGTGATCTACGACGAGTGCGACGAGATCCCCAACACGGTCATTGCCGAGGTGGCGCCTGCGCTCATGGACCGGAAGGGCTGGAGCGTGTATGCAGGGATGCTCAAGGGGCGATACAACCTCTGGAAGCGGTATAGCGATCTGAACGGCAAACCGGGTGCATTTACGCTCTGCCTGCGAGCAAGCGAGAGCAAGATCTACTCTGACGCCGAGCTGGTGCGTCTGCGCGCAACGATGGGCGAAAGCGCCTACGAGATGCAACTTGAGTGCAACCCGAACGCGGCCATTGCGAATGCCATCTACGGCAAGCAGATGGACGACATGCGGAAAGAGAATCGCATCAGGCGCTTGGCTGTCGTCGCTGATGTGCCGCTCTACGTGTTCTTCGACATTGGCCACTCCCTGCAAGGCGACGACTGGACGATGTGGGTCATGCAATTCGACGGGCGCGACGTGCTGGTTCACCGCTACCATGCGCGGACGGGCGAGCTGCCGGCCTACTACGCCAACGTGATCTTTGGCTTTGAGAGCGAACTGAGGGCGCGCGTCCACACGGTTTATCTTCCCCATGATGGCACGCGGCAGGACAGGCACGGGGCGAGCGCCAAGGATGATCTGGAGGCGGCAGGCCTGCGCGGGCGGGTCAGGACGGTTGCCCGCACGCCAAAGCTCTGGGATTCGATCAACGACGTGCGCGCCATGCTGGCCCGCGTGCATATCGACCAAGAGGGCTGCGGGCAGGGCTGGACCTTGGGTGAGAACGAGATGCCAAGCGGCATCGACTGCCTCGACTTCTACACGAAGAAGGTTGAGGCGCAGACGGGCATGATAACCGAGATTCCGGTGCATAACCAGTATTCGCATGGTGCCGATGCGTTTAGGACGTTTGTCGAGGCGCAGAAGAATGGGCTGATTGACGGCGGCATGAGCAGCTACGAGCGCGGCGGGCCCGTGCATTCGATCAAGGTGAGCCGCGAGGCAAACCCCTACCAGCAGGCGGCGAGGCGGCGGCCAATCAGCGTGCGATGAGCCCTTGGGAACGCATCGTCGCCAAGTACGCCGAGAAGGGCGAGGATCTGGGCAGGGCGCTCGACTTCAACCTGGCGCACGGCTTCGTGTTCTCGACGCCGGAGTATTTCATCATGGGGCGCCAAAGCGACTACTGCACATGGTTCATAGAGGCGTTCTCGGGCGACATGAGCAAGGCGTGGGCGATCCTGCCCTACGAGCTGCCCTACATCGCGTATTACCGTTTCGACAAATGCTTGCATCGGATGCCCCTTTCGGATGTAAGGCGATATACCAAGGCGAGTATGCCATCACGACACGTAAACAACGAAACATCAAAACCAATGCACTACAGAAACGGCAGAGAAGCAAAGAACGGAGACATAATCGTCTCCGTCGGAAACGACGGTAAGCTAAACGGTTTCGGCGTCCTGCACAGCGCGACGGCTGGAAATGACTACTGCAACGGGGGTATCGCGGCGCTGCCTAATGTGGGAGCCTGCATGTGCGACTGCCTGCACGTCGATGACCTCGCAGCGATCCTCTCCGAGAAGGGTCTGGATAAGCGCCCCGCAGGGAAGTAATCGGACAAAATAGACTATACCTGTCACCAAGGGATACTCGCCTATACCAAACGACATGAAATGGCGAAAGCAGGTTGAGCAAAGAAATATGGGTGGCGGTGGACAGCCGGCGAGCCCGGTGGTGCCGACGCCTACGGCTCCCGCGAGCCCCAACAACAGCGCCTCGCTTGCGGTCGAGCAGGCGACGTTTCGGCAGCAGCTAAGGCGCAAGTCCATCAATTCGACGATCACGGGCGCAGGCGGTGGCTACACGCCACCCGCCGGCGTTGGCCCGAGTTCCCCGGGTGGCAACGGGCCGATGTCACCGAAATGAACAGACGCACGTTTCTTAGCATGTTGGGATTGGCCCCCTTGCTGCCGCTCGCGGCGAGGCTGCCTGAGCCAAAACCCGCTCCCTTGGCGTGGGATAGTTTCGTTGGGTACAATTTCATTCGCACGCAGCTAGGCCCCACGCCAAAGGAGGAGTTCGATAAAAGCCTAGAGGAGAATGGGCTATTGTCGTTTTCCGAAAGGATAGACGTACTGCCAATGCGGTGTAATGCCGTCCAGATCATGCACACGGCAGACGCTGCGCGAATTCAGCGCATGACTTGGGTTGATGAGGACGACGACCTTGAGAAGGCAAAGGTCATATGCAGGGCAAACACACGCGTTGCCCTTCGTCGCTATTGGGCGCAGCAGGTCAGGTGGAATCGCAAAGCGCAGAGAGCCCGAGCACGCAAATGATCGACTTCCCCGAAGCCCACGGTTTCGAGAAGATCGTGCCCGATGCGTGGCATGAATATTTCAAGCGCGAGATGAAGCGCGGCATGGACGGCTTCGAGCTGCAGACCTTGGAGCGCTTGAAGCAGGACTTGGAGCGGGCGAACGCAAAGCTCGTGAGGCACGGCGCGGGGCACTTGGTGCATGGGCACGAGGACCTGCTCGAATTGTTCGTCACGCGGGTAAGGGCGCACGAGGCCGAGGCCGCAACGCGTAAGATCATGGTGGGCTACACGGGAGGGCGCCGTGGCTGACGACAAGACGAGTCTGGGGCTGCGGCTGTTCAAGCGGGCGGACAAGCTGCGCGAGAAGCGCTCAAGCGTCATGGACCCGCAGTGGCAGCAGATCAGCCAATACTTCTGGCCGGATGTGTCGGACATCAACACCGAGAAAACCGAGTCAACCGAGAACTGGTTCGACCGGATCTACGACACGGCCCCTGTGCGCGCCGGGCAGACGTGCTCGGTTGGCGTGCGCAACTGGGTGACGCCTTCCACCGAGCCATGGCTTGATTTGTCGCCGCCCTACAACCAGACGAAGCAGGCGGCCAAGTCGCAAAACCCGAGGCTTGAGCGGATCAGCAAGCCCGCAAGTGACCCCGTAGACGACCAGGGGCAGGACGACGCCACGCGCTGGACGGCTGACGCGGGTAGCCAGATCCTCAACTGGCTGAGCGAGTCGAACTTCTACTCGGTCGTCCAGACGTACAACCGGAGCGCGTGCACGTTTGGCACGGGGCTCATGTTCATGGACGAGGGCAAGGCGGCGACGTACAACTTCGAGCAGTTCAAGATCGGCACCTACGTCATATCCGAGAACGAGGAGAAGGTCGTGGATACGGTTTTCCGGTGGTTCAAGTTGACGGTGAGGCAGGCCGAGCAGCGGTTCGGTGAGGAGGAGCTTCCGCCCAAGATGAAGAATGCGCTCAAGAGCCAGAAGTACGACGAGGAGTACAAGTTCATCCACTGCGTCTATCCGAACGCCGACATGCGCAAGGGGTCGGTGGGCGACGAGGGCATGGCCTTTAAGAGCGTCTATCTGGCCGAGGACGAGAAGAAGATCGTCATGGAGGGCGGCTACGAGGAGATGCCTTACTTCTGCCTGCGCTGGTCGCGCTGGGGCAGCGAGAACTATGTCTGGGGATGCTCGCCCGGTTTCGAGGTGCTGGCCGAGGCGCGGCAGATCAACTACGTGACGCAGTACAATGACGCGCTCGTGGAGCTTAAGGCCTTCCCGCGCGTGTTCGTGCCGGACTCGGTTGACGGCAACGTGGAGATGGCCTCTGGCGCGGTCACTATACTGAAGGCCGACGACATGGCGCGCGGCGTCGAGCCCAAGGAATGGCTCACGGGGGGCGACACGCAGGAGATCGCCCTCATGCTGGAGCGTAAGGAGAAGGCGATCAATTCGGCCTTCTTCGTGGACATCTTCAAGGCCCTCGGCCAGTTGGAGGACAAAATTACCCAATCTACCTACGGTGCAATTGCTCTACTCCAAGGGGAGAAATTGGACCAATTCACCGGCACCTTTGACCAGTACCGGACGGAACTCATCAACCCGCTCGTGCGGCGTGCGATCGGCATCGCGTACCGGAACGGCCTGCTGAAAGACCCGCCGCAGTCGCTCATGGTTAAGGGCAACGACCCGAAGGCCGACCCCGAGCTGGCATCCCCCAGGATCACGATCAAGAGCCGGGTGACGCTGGCCCTGTCGCAGGCGAAGATCGTCGGCACCGAAAAGACGCTTCAGATGCTCGCGCCCTTGATGGAGCAGCGCCCGGAGATCGGAGACAATTTCAACTGGAACCAGCTCTCGCGGAACGTGGGGCGCGGAAACGGCATGGCCGAGAATGACTTCCTGCCGCTTAAGACCGTGCTCGAAAAGCAGGAGCAGCGCGTCAAGATGCAGAAGCAGGAGATGGCGCTAAAGGCGGCAGAGATCGCCGCCAAGAGCGCGGGCGCGATGGGCAAGGCGCCGCCACAGTTTCAACAGAAGGCCGGCGACATGCTAGACAGCGCCGCACAACCAGCAGCTTAACCCACATACACCATGGCAAACGTAGCACCACGCACACCCCTTCAGGCGACTTCCGGCGTCACGCCCCTCGCAAGCGCCTCCGCAGTACAGGTATTCCCGGCACAGCAGATTGCGTCCAGGGACTCGGCGGCCCTGACAGTGATTAACACGGGCGCAGCCCCCCGTCCGCTTCGCATCTACGTGACCGACATCGTGCTCACGAACAGCGCCGCAACCGCGGCGGTCGTGTCCATCCTGGATGGTGCCGCCGTGATCTTCGCTGCCAACACGCCGGCCACGAGCAGCCAGGTCGTGGCAGACTTCACAACCCCGCTGCGTGGCTCACCGAACACGGCCTTGAACATCCAGTCGTCCTCGGCGTCGGCCAACATCAACTGGACGGTGACAGGCTACGCCGCGCAGTAATCTCCGATGGCTGAATCCAACCAGCCCGCGGAGACGACGGCGCAGCGTTTGGCGAAGGCCTACCTGCAGGTGTTTGGTGCAGGGGACCGCGAGCGCAGCGCAGACCAGCGCCTCGTCTGGCGCGACATTGAATCCTTCTGCCACGCCTACCGCTTGAACCCCGAGGTACTGACGGACGGCGAGTATAGTGCAAACAATATGCTTGTCAACGAGGGCAGGCGTTCCTACTGGTTGCGCGCGAGGGGGCAAATCCTCGTGGCGACCGAGCCACCCGCCCCGCCTTTGACAGTCTCACGAAAGCGAAAGTCAGCGAAACCATAATCCAACATGGCTGAGAAGAACACCGAACTGGACATCAACGATAAGCACCAGCTTATCCTGCTTCACGGCGTCAACAAGGGGCGGCAGACCATCCTTGCGCGGCTCGACCCGCCCGGCGGCTACACGACGATCTACTGGGTGAACCGCGACCTGCGCGACACCTATCACAAGAGCGTGACGGCGTTCCTGCCGACGCAGAACATCCACGTCTCGACCTTCCTGATCGAGGGGCAGAAACCCGACGTGATCCCGGCGAAGGCCCCGCCCCGTCCCAAGCAGCACAAGATGCAGGGCGACCTGACCCCCGACGAGCTTGACTGGGTGTACAAGTGGGCTCCGGTCGAGTTTGAGAACCGCATGGGGGTGAAGCTCCGCGAACTGAAGGCGGGCGAGGACGCCCCGAAGGATACGCGCGACCTCTGGGTGCGCGACAACGTGGTGCGCATCCACAACCAGCCCATCAAGGCGACCCACGGCGGCGAGTACCTGTCGGTCAAGTTCACGGCTGAGAACCAGATCATCGCCCGGCGAGCCTCGCACCTCACCTTCACCGAGAAGGAAATCTACCGGAGCGAGATCGACCCGGCGACCGGCGACACGGTCCAGGTCATGGCCGAGCCGTACAAGGACATTTACTCACCCGAGGCGCTGGAGCAGATGGAGAAGAACGACAAGATCAAGGTCTTGTGGAAGCGCCCCGGCACGGCTTCAGCGGGATCGGTATTCTAAATGTGGAAGCTGCTCAAGGTCACTGAGGTTAGGGACGGCAAGGCGACAGTGACCGAGCACGCGAAACCCGAACCCAAATCCAACAATGCCAGACGCATTATCAGCGCCAGCGAGTCTCGACCCGAATGCCCCGCCCCCAGCAAGCCCGACCCCAGATTCAGGAAATACGGGCCCGGGGGCAGGGCCTCCCCCTTCACCGACTAGCGAGTATTGGGGCAAGGGCATCCTGAAGGAGGACGGCAGCTTTGACCACACGCGCTGGGACAAGGCTCCCGACGACATCAAGGATGTCGCCAAGGACTTCAGCAAGTTCAAGAACTGGGATGAGGCCGCCAAGGCGTGGAAGGGCAAAAACGAGCTTCTAGGGCGCAAGGGCATCGCGGAGCCACTTCCGCCCAATGCGACCCCCGAACAGCGCGCAGAGCACCTAGCTTTGGTCAGGAAGGCCCTTGGGGCGCCCGACAAGCCCGAGGGCTATACCTTTGAGTGGCCGAAGGAGATCCCCGAGGCCATGCGGGATGTTAAGTCCGTAACCGAGTTTGCCAAGATCGCCCACGAGGAGGGCATCTCGCCGGCCGCCTTCCAGAAGGCCGTGAGCCTAGAGATCGCCCGCCAGAGCGAGGCCGCCAAGGCCAACGAGGCCAGCATCAAGGCCATGTGGGACGGTCAGGACAAGCTGATCCGCGAGTTTGCGGCCAAGGAGGGGATGGACTTTGGGGCGGCCAAGACCCTCGCCGAGAAGGCGGGCATGAAGTGGGGCGTGGACAAGGATTCGCCCCTCATGCAGAACGCGACGGTTTTTGCGCTCCTAACGCGCCTCGGAAAGGCCGGGGGCGAGGCCGGGCTCATCAAGGGCGACACGACCGACGACAACCTGGCCGCCCACACGCCCGAGACGGCCCAGAAGGCCCTTGATAAGATCCGCGACGACAAGACGAACGCCGACTGGTTCGCCTACTGGAACCGCGACCCCGAGAACCCGTCCAAGGAGAAGGCGCACCCGAGGCATGACGAGGTGGTCGCCAAGGCTAAGAAGCTCTCGGCGCTTGCCAATGCCAACAGGCCAATGAGGACCGGACGATGACAAAGCCAAAGAAAGAGACAGTGATCGGCAGCCTCATTAGGCATGTAGGGTTTATCAAGGGAGACGTTACCGACCTGCAAAAGCGCGTGCAATACTTGGAGCAGATAATCCTGAACCTGCCTAAGCCCGAGCCAAAGAAACGCAGCTTTTGGAATCGCTGGACTTGGCTATGAGCGACGAGCACCTTTGGCGCGAAATGAAGGAGCAGGAGATGGCGGACGATGCCCGCTACCGGCAGAACCTTGCGCCTCAGCAGATCGGCAAACTGAAGGAGAAGCCGATCGACTACAACGCCGCCATGAAGCGGTTCGAGCAGGACTTTAAGCCCGTGTTCGAGCGGCGCGAGCGGGCGCGCACCTCGAAGGCCTACCGCCTGTTTTTGAAGGCCACCGGCCAGTGGACCGACATGGACGCCGCCGAGGCGATCAACCCCACGAAGGGGCTTGTCCCTGACGGCCTGACACCCGAGCAGCTCGCCAAGGAGATCCAGCAGAACCCGGAGGCCTACAAGCATCTGGCTAAGGCGGCACCGCGCGTCACGCCCGTCACCGCCGAGCACCGCACCATAACCCCCAAGTGGGATAAGGACGAAGGCAAATGAACCACCCCCAAGCCCTAGGACAGTACATCTTCTGCATCAAGGACGCACCCAAGGAGTGCATGGAGGGCGGCATCCTGATCCCCGAGTCTTTGGAGCGCACACCCCGTTTCGGTCCATCAGTCCTTGCGACGGTGGTAAGCGTGGGGGCGCGTTGCACCGTGCTCAAGGCGGGGGACCGGATTTGCCTTAAGGACGTAGCCGGGGACGACATCATCTTCAATGACACAACCTACATCAGAGTCAGAGAGCGCGACATCATCGGAACCGTTAGTTGAGAAGTCGAAGATCGGCGTTCTCGTCGCCACACCGATGCGCTCGTTCGGCGGCTTCCACCCGCAGCACGAGGCGTTCCTGCGTGAACTGGCCCGGCTCTCCGAAGATCCCACATGCCCCTACGAGTTCTGGCAGGCCGTGGTCGAGGGGGGCCGCACATGGGGGCGCTGCCGCATGGTGTCGAACATGAGGAAGCTGCGCCTGCAGTACCCCAACCTGAAGTGGCTGTACTGGCACGACGACGACGTTGAGCAGACGGCAGAGGGCCTCTTGAAGCTCCTCTCCTACAAGCTGCCCGTCGTGGGCGCCATGTACGCCACCAAGGAGAAGGACTGCCACTGGTGCGCCAACTTCCTGCACGAGGTGAAGCTCCAGCCAAACGGCCTACTGCAGGTCTACGAGCTGGCGGTCGGGGCGCTGCTCACCCACTACGAGGTGTACGAGAAGATTGAGGAGCGGTTCGCCGCGATCCTCTACACGGACAGGAACACGGGCGAGCGGCACCAGGGCTTCTTTCAGGAGGTCGTCATCGAGCGCGTCCCGTATTCGGAGGACTACTTCTTCTGCTACCTGATGCGCAACACAGGCATTGGCATCTTCGCCGACACGAACATGAAGCTGCGCCACCGCGGGGCGGACGGCACGCTCTGGCCCGAGGAGTGGCCGCCTATACCGATCGACGAGGTGCACGAGGTTGCAACCGACTAGCATGAAGCTGACGGCAATAACCTGCACGACGCCTGCGCGAGCCGAGGCCCTTGAACTCTGCAAGGGATACGTCGCCCGCCAGACGCGCCAGCCGGACCAGTGGCTCATCCTTGACGGACCGGAGCTCATGCAAAACAAGCTGGCCGACGCGATCAGCGGCGGGAAGGTCGATGGCGACTTCATCGTGTTCGCCGAGGATGACGATTGGTTTAGCCCTCATTGGTTCAAGTGGTGCGAGGATCGTCTGGCGCGAGGATTCGACATGGTTGGGCAGGGTAACGCGCTGTACTATAACGTCGCTCACAGGTGGTGGTCCCACTGCGGCAACGTGCGCCATGCGTCTCTCTGCCAGACGGCGATCAGGAAGCGCCTCTTGGAGCACACGTATCGCATCATTGAAGACTTTGGATGCCCGTGGATCGACGTGCAGCTCTGGAACATCGAGTGCAACAAGTACCTGCATCTGCCGACGGAGAAGGAAATGCTGCTGATTGGCATCAAGGGCCTGTGCAGCGGCTACAGCCGCGAGCACCGGCAGGTGGCGGGCGACCTGAACAAGCTCGACTACGACCAGTCCAAGCTGCGCGAGTTGATCGGAGACGATGCCGCGCACTATGCCAAGTTCTTCCACGGCGAGGAGGAGCTGCTACGGCTGGCCGGTGCTTTATGAACCTATGCGTTATAGGGCAGGGGGTGCTTGCCGCGACGACCAAGGAGGCGTGCGCGAAGGTGGGGCATACGCTGCAACCGATAGCTCACAAGGGGCTAGAGGTGCTCTGGGTGTGCTACGATACGCCGGTCACGGACAAGGGTGACGCCGACTACGAGTGGGTCATCAACCGGATGCAGGAGGAGTTCCAGAACCTTGAGGTTGACCCGGTGATCCTGATCTCCTCCCAGCTTCCGGTCCTGACGACGTTTCGGATGCGCGAGCGGTTCCCGCTTCGCTTCTTTGCGTGCAGCCCCGAGAACATCCGGGTCGCCTCTGCACTTCCCGACTTCATGCACCAGTCGCGCATCGTGGTCGGCAGGCCAAATTCCAGTCGGGATTCGATCCTAACCGCTTTGCTTTCCCCGTTCTCGAACGACCTCATGTTCACGAACTGCGAAACCGCCGAGATGGTAAAGCACGCGCTCAACTGCTGGCTTGGCATGAACATCGCCTTCATCAACGAGATAGCTCGGGTATGCGACTACGTTAAGGCCGACGCCGAGACAGTCGCCGATGCGCTCTTAAAGGAGCGGCGCGTGGGGCCATCTGCCCCCCTGCGTCCGGGCAAACCCTTTGGCGGCGGGCACCTCATGCGCGACATCAAGCACCTGGAGTCCATCAGCCGTGGCCGGGGCATGGCGCTTCCGATCATAACCCACATCCGCGAATCCAATGAAAGTTGATGTCCACGTTCTGCGCTACGCCGACGACTGGCTGGTCCCGTACGTCATCCGGCACTACCTGACGTTTGCGGAAAAGGTCGTCATCCACGACGCGGGCGGCGGCGCTCCCATTCCGCTCCAACCGGGAGTAGAGGTCATCCCATGGGACTGCCCCGAAGTGAATGACCTGCGCTACGCCGAACTCCGCAACAACTGCTGGAAGGGCACGACCGCCGATTGGGTCGTCGTCTGCGATCTGGACGAACTGCTCTGGTTCCCTGACGGCGCAGAGGCCACCTTGGGCGCCTACGAGAAGATGGGCGCCGCCGTGCCGAAGCCCCACGGGATCGAGATGTTCAGCGAGACGTACCCGACCGGCCGGGGCCAAATCTTCGACGAGATCAAGATGGGTGCGCCCGATAACAAGTGGTACTCAAAAGCCATTCTGTTCAACCCGCGCCTCGTGTCCGACATGCACTACGGGCTGGGCTCCCACGAGTGCTCGCCCTATCTGCACGATGGACGATCCTTCCATGTGGGCGAACGCTGGCCCCATGCCAAGCCCCCCTGCTACCTGCTCCACTGCCACCACATCGGGCCAGCCGAGGAAATCGGAGCCAAGTACGACGCGACGATAACGCGCATGTGCAAGGAGAACAAGGCGAACCACTGGGGCAACTTGGAGCCCGGCCTTAAGCACGTCATGGACAAGCGCGCCAACATCGTTCCCAACCTCCGTCAAATCATACCCTAATGGGCTCCGTACGCTTTGGCATCCCGAGGGAACTGACGCTTGCGCTAAAGGCGAAGTGGAGGATAGACGATTTCGTGGAGACAGGAACCCTTGTCGGCCACACAGCGGAATGGGCGGCTGAACACTTCAAGCGCGTAGTGACCGTGGAACTGGACATGGCCCAATACCACAAGATTGCCCCCGACCTCGTTGCTAGGCACCCGAACATTGAGGCGTTCTGCGATGCTTCGGAACTGTTTCTTGGAGGTCTTAGCCTAAACTATCAGGACGTTCTTTTCTGGCTGGACGCGCACACCAATGAGAATTGTCCCGTGATGGAGGAGATTTCCATCATCAATAAATCCCATAAGCCCCACGTTATCCTTGTGGACGATGCCCGGCTATTCGGAACGCTTCCGGCTTGGCCGAAAAAAGAGGATGTTATCAACGCCTTGGAGTATGACGGATGGCGGACCGTTTACGAATTTAATGACGTTCTGGTAGCCGAGCCATGCCCCTGATTCAGGCGATCATAGGCGGGGGTCTGGGCAACAAGTTGTTCGGCTACTGCTTCGCACGCGCCTACGCAGAGAAGATGGGGTGCGACCTAGAAGTGCAAGGGGGCCTCTACCCGCAGAAGTGGAACATCGTTTTCCAAGGCACCGACCACCCTGCCGTATCCAGAGAACTGCCTATTCGACAGTCGTTCGACTTCGAGAAGTGGGAGGGGCAGACGGACATCCGCATAGAGGGGTTCGCGCAGCACCAGAAGAACCTTATCTACACGCGCAGGCAGATTAAGGAATGGCTGCGCTTCCTTCCAGAGATTGAGGCAATGCTAACAGGCATCCCCTCGGTCGAGATCCTGTGCAACAGACGCCTTGGGGATTACCTGCTACCCTGCAACCCGTTCGTCAACGTGAGCCAAGAGAGCTACGTCAAGTGCTGCTGGGTTCATGGGCTGGACCCGAACAAGATCACCTGGCAGGACAGCGAGACGCATTTTCCGTGGCCGGGGGTGGATGCTGAGAAGTTCCGCAGGCCCGAGCACCACGCCCATCTGGACGAGCGGATAGACTTCCTGCCCGACTTCGTGGCTATGATGAGGGCCAAGAACCTGATACGGGCCAACTCCACCTTCGCTTGGTGGGCTCACGAGCTGGGGAACAACGAGCGGGTGTTCTGCCCCGACGTGACAAAAGTTGATGCCAACCAGGGGGTCGTCGGCCTGAAGCGCGTCCCGCAGTTTGTGCCCTTTGTTGAGGGCAACCATATGCCCGTCGTGCCCGGCATCCCGTACCTGTCCGAGCTTCACCTTGCTCCATGACGATCGACGTAATCGTAGCCCGCTACAAGGAGGACCTGATGTGGACAAAGACGGTCCAGCCCGGCAAGCGCATCTTGGTCTACAACAAGTGCGGGATAATGTGTAACTCGCTGCCCAACGTGGGGCGCGAGGCCCACACGTACCTGCATCACATCCTGCACGAATACCGGACACTGCCCGACTGGACGTTCTTCACGCAGGGCGACCCGAACGCGCACTTGCCGAGGACGCGCATCCAGACGGTGCTTAACGGGTTTCCCGACAACCGGCTTAGGAGCGTCCTCATGCTGGAGGGTGGCCCCATCTTTTTCGTGGATGAGCCGGTTCGCCCGCTGGAGGCCGACCCGCAGAACGAAGACGCGCAAAACGACGTGCGCGGCCTGTGGGACGAGCTGTTTAAGAGCCCGTTCCCCGAGGACATCCTGTTTGCTCCTGCCGCAATCTTCGCCATTCACAAGAGCAACTTATACACGCGGAGCATGGCCTTCTACCATCACGCCATGAACGCGGCGGCAAGGCGCCCCCGCGGCCCTTGGGAGTTCGAGCGCCTCTGGGCCTACCTGTGGCGCGCCAAGGACACCCCACGCCTTTAACATGGACATCCTTTCCCGCTACAAGGTCCTGATCGAGAACACGGACTGCCCTGTCGTCATGGAAATCGGTGCCGCCGAGGGCGAGGACACGACGCGCTATCTTGACTGCCTGATCGCGCTCGGTCGCCCGTTCCGCTACATCGCCTTTGAGCCTGACGAGCGCAACGTCTGGCACCTGACTCGCCTCTTGGAGAAAAAGCCCTTTGAGCTGGTCCCGCACGCGCTGGGGGATAAGAGCGGCCTAGTGCCGTGGCGCTCATCGAACCACCCGTACAGCGGCAGCGTGAAGGAGCCCAAGGCCCACCACGAACTCTGGCCGCACATCAGCTTTTCTGAGCCCACCATGATCTACATGGAGGAATTGGACAACGTGGCGGCACGGATGCAGATAGCCAAGGTGGATTGGATCTGGTGCGACGTTCAGGGGGCCGAGGACTTGGTGATCGCGGGCGGGCTTAAGACGTTCGCCAGGACGCGCTTCTTCTACACCGAGTACATCGAGGTGGAGGCCTACGTCGGCCAGATTGGCCGCGACGAGATCCACCGCCGCCTGCCGGGCCGCTGGCGCATCGCCGAGGACTACCGTTCATGGGACAAGGGCGGGGATTGTTTGTTTGAACGCTTGACATAGGCCACTCGTTGGCAATAGCAGTAGCGGCAGAGGAATGTGATGGACACTCGCGCCTAGCGCGACCCGGTGACTCCTCGGACTAACAAGCCGAGAACCAGACCGGACTTCCCGATACTCTGGCGGTAGGCCGATCAGGCAGTTAACCGCAGTATTTTCCTCTTACAATGGCAACAGGTGTACTCACAGTACAACCGCACTACGAGCCCGACTTCGACCGCGTGTGGCATGAAATCATGGCCCAGCAGATCGACCACCGGCTCGCGGGGTACTACATCAGCGACACAGTCGTTGGTAACTCGAAGCGGTACAGCCAGATGGGGTCACAGTCCTACGCGATGAGCCAAAAGACGGCTCGCGCCGCATGGACGGAACCCTCTGACGTACCGACCGCAATCCGCTGGGTTCTCCCCACCGGATACCAGAAAGCAACTTGGATCGACGAGGATGACGCCGCCCTTCTGGGCTCGCTCCCCGATCCGCAGAATCAGGTGGCGATGAACCACGCGATTGCCGTCAATCGCCTGAAGGACCAGCTCATCATCAACAACCTGGTTGGCATCAACTACACGGGCGCCTCGGCGCAGACCGCGACGGCGCTTCCGGCGCTCCAGCAGGTCGGCGTGCAGTTCCCGGCCACGACCAACACGGGCATGACGCTCGCCAAGATCCTTGAGTCGCTGTTCGTGCTCGACTCGAACGATGTCCCCGAGATGGACCGCGTCATGGTCTACGCCGCAAAGCAGCTCTACGATCTGCTCTTGAACGTGGATCAGGTTGACTCCGTCCTCTACAACGATGTCCGCGCGCTGATGAAGGGTCGCTTCGACGAGTTCGCCGGTTTCCGGTGGATTCGCACCCAGCTCCTCCCGACCGTCGGCACGCCGTCCATCCGCTCGTGCATCGCCTACCAGAAGAAATTCGCGCTCTTGGGCGAACTGAAGGGCATGAGCACGAAGATCGACATCCTGCCCCAGCAGTCCCACGCGATTCAGGTGCGCACGACCTACACGGCCAATGCCACCCGCATGGAAGAGGCTGGAGTGGTCGTGATCGCCTGCGACGAGACCCAGTAACGTTTTAACCAAAAGGACAAACTACCATGGCAATACGTTACACACAGAACGTCGCAATCATGCAGGCGCCGTTCAGCCTCTCATCGGGGCCGGGCGACTTCATCGGCGGCGGCCCCATCGCGGGCCCCCAGTTCGGGGCCTTCCCCGTTCAGTACAATGACCCGGGCCTTGAGCTTGGACAGGTGGAGGAAGTCACCGCCATCTACCAGCTCTACGGCAACGAGTCGGTCAACGACATCATCAACATCTACGTGGCGCAGCCCGGTTCGATGCTTGACCCGGCGTACTCGTCTGTTTCGACGAACGCAGCCTCAAGCTCGACCCTGACCCTGCAGGTGGGTGACGACGACGTTACGGGCTACGGCCTTGTTTCGTCAGGTGTCGCCTTCACCCCGACTCCCCTCATCGGTTCGATCACCCCGGCAGGCGCAAGCCCGACGCGGTACTCGACCTCGATTGCGGTGGGTTCGGGTGCAACGAGCCCTGTCGCCTTCACGGGCGGCGCGGCGTTCACGGACCCGTATGTCATCGGCACGCTCGCAGTGGAGCCGGTCGGTGGCTCCCCGGGCACGGGCGTCTCGGGCTCGTGGATTCAGGCCCAGATCCTTAGCATCGTCGGGCAGTCGCCTGGCAAGGTGCTGATCTTCAGGCTCCGGATTATAAAGCCATAGTCTGACGTTAGTTATATGGCCCCGTCTTGGATGTGTTGGATCATCTGGGGCGGGGCCTAACTTTTTCAACATGCAGCAATTATCACAGGTAGAAATCTGCAATCTGAGCCTGATGCAAATCGGCCAGAACAAGATCCAGTCGATCACGAACCAGAACGACCCGAACGCCGTTGCGTGCAACGTGGCGTGGAGTCAGGCGTTCGGAAGCGTGGCGCGCGAGACGCCTTGGAACTGCCTGAAGGCGATTGCGTCACTGGGGCAGGCCATCATCCCGAATCCGGCCTCTGCCACCTACGGGACCAACATCCCGAGCACGGCGACCACATGGACGCCGGGGACGAACTACGCCGTCAATGCGTACGTGATCTATGCGGGCTACCTGTACCAGTGCCTGATCGCCAACACGGCGAGCGCCTCGTTCACGGTGGACTTGACGAAGGGCTACTGGTTCCAGACGAACACCTACTCGCCGAGCTTCTTCGGGGTGCCCGCGGGCAACACCGTGAGCGGAGCGCCGTGGAACTACGCCTACACGCTGCCGGCCGATTTCATCGCGTTGGTGAGCCTTAACGGCGGCGGGTGCTGGAGCGGATGGGGATGGTGGGCGGGATGGGGCGGCACGAGCGGTTGGCAGGGCGGGAACTCCTCGCAGGGCCAGCCCCATGAAATCTACGGACGCTACCTCTACACGAACGCCGCCTTGGCGAACATCGTGTACGTGCAGTACCAGACCGACACCACGATCTACGACTCGCTCTTTACCGACTGCCTCGTCCTGAAGCTGTCGGCCATGATCGCCACGCATTTGCGGAAGGACGACATGGGGATCTCGCAGACCTTGGCCATGGCCTACCGCCAGCGGATACAGGACGCCCGGGTGAAGAACGCGGGCGACGACAGGCTGAAGCGGTTTAACCCGATCTCCTCGTCCCGCTTCGTTCAGTCTCGCAGGCGTTCCACAAATGGGTAGCCTTAGCCCCATCGTTCAGTTCACGGGAGGCGAGTGGGCGCCCGCCATGGACACCCGCTACGACCTTGAGGGCTACCGCAACGCCTGCCGGAAGCTGCAGAACGTCATCCCGACGAAGCAGGGCGGCGCCCAGCGCAGGCCCGGCACTCAGTGGATAGCGCAGGGCAAGATCAACTCGGCGGGAACGGCGTCCATTTCCAGTTTCCGCAAGTTTCAGGTGGCCCCGGGCGTCACCTTCCAGCTTGAGTTCTGCGACCAGGGGATTCGCTTCTGCGCGAACGGCGTGCAGATCACGGTCAATCCGACTTCGATGCCGAATTGGACCAGCGGCAACAGCTACGCGGCGGGGGCGTTCGTGAATGTGGGCGGCATCCCATACTACCTGTACAATGGCCCGCTCAACAATTCCATCGTGTCGCCCGGGTCTGACCCGACGCATTGGGTGCTTCAGGCGGTCTACGAGGTCCCGGCTCCCTACAGCGGGACCAACTTCACGGCACCCAACTACTGGACCGCCGACGTGGCGAACGTGCAGCTTCAGGTGCTTAACGACGTGGCCTACATCGTCCACCCTAACTTTCCGGTCTACAAGCTGACCCGCTACACGAACGTCTACACGGGGGTCCCAAACACGGGCTGGGTGATGCAGCAGGTGCAATTCCTCCTGCCGCCGATGCTGGACGAGAACGCGACGGACGAGACGCTGACGGCAAGCGCGGTATCGGGCAGCGTAACCTTGACCGCCGCGGCGAACAGCGCGTGGGCAGGCACAACGGTCTACGTCCCCGGCAACACGGTTTCCTCGGGCGGCGTGGTCTACAACTGCCTGCAGACGCATACGAGTGGCACCTTCGCCAACGATGTGGCGAGCGGGTACTGGGCGACCGTGACCAACTTTGTGGCGGGGCACGTCGGGAGCTATTGGCAACTCGCTTACAACAGGCCCACGTCTTTCATCGAGTTTGACGCTACGGGCTCAAGTGCGAGCTACACGTTTTCGGGGGGCTCGTGGTATTCGAGCGGGGCCACGTTCAACGGGACCGCCGGCCAGTTCTTCCTTGTCGGCACATGGGAGGTGCAGACCTACGGCGTCTGGCAGAGCGACATCACGATTCAGGTCTCCTACGACAACGCCGTGACGTGGCAGACGATCACGATCCTGTCGAGTCGCGGGGATGCCAATTATTCCATTTCGGGGCAGGAGCTAAACGGAGGCGTCTACCGCTTCACGCTTGGAAACAACGTGGCATGGGCCTCCTCCACTCCTCCCCGCATTGTTTTGACCGCCGAGAACCAGTTCATCTACGGGCTGGTGAAGATTACCGCAGTTGCGAACGCCTACTCGGCCACGGCGACAGTCATAGGCGCGCAGCTCTACAACACGGCCAGCACGATTTTCTGGAGCGAGGGGGCATGGTCCGCCGTCCGCGGCTACCCGCAGGCCGTCACCGTCTTTCAGGAGCGCGTCTGGTACGGGTACTCGGCCTATCAACCGCAAAACGTCTGGGCATCGCAAACCAATGACATCGAAAACTTCGCGCTCTACGATCAGAGCCAGTCTACCTACGGTCTTGCCTTCACTCTCAATGCTCCGGGGCGCGGTCCAATCCAGTGGCTTGCCGCTCAGACGGATCTCTTTGTCGGGATGGCGTCTGCAGAGTGGATCATCTCATCCGGGTCGGCGACATCGGCGATAACGCCCACGGCGATCCAGGCGCTTGAGAACACGGTGAACGGGAGCGCCCCCAACCTGCCCGCCCTCATCATCGGTCAGGCGTGCATGTACGTGCAGCGGAGGGCGCGGACCTTCCAGCAGATGATGTTCAGCGTGTTCACGAACAAGTACATGAGTCAGGACATGCAGACGACCAGCCAGCATTTGACCAATGCCGGGATCGTGCAGTTCGACTACCAGCAGGAGTGGCAGAACCAGCCGATCATCTGGGCGGTCTGCGGGGACGGGACGCTCATCTCCATGACCTACGCCATGGAGCAGAAGGTGTTCGCGTGGGCGGGGCACAGCACGGGTACGGACGCGGGTGACAAGGTGATTTCGGTTCAGGTGATCTACGGCGTCAACGGTGCCGACGACGAGGTATGGGTCACGGTGCTCCGCGACATCGGGACCAACAACGGCAAGGGGTGCCAGCTTGAGCGGCTTTGGCCGGTGGACTGGCAGACCTACAACTCGGGCGCGCCTCAGCTTAACCAGATGTGCTACGCGGACTGCGCGACCTTCTTCACGTACGGAGCGCCGCCCTTTGCGAACACGAACTCCATCTATGGGCTCCCGCTTTGCCTTGTCGGTAGGACGCTTGTCGCCTCCATCGTTCCCGCGTCGGGCAGCGGGGCATGGGCGATACGAAGCCTGACCTGCACCCTTCAGTCGAGCGGGCCGTTCGTCGGGCTGGCCTATGTGACGATCCCGAACTACCAGCCGGCGCAGGGGGATGTGGTCTGCGTCGGCCTGCCCATCAACTGGCAGATCGAGCCCATGCGGCTGGACCTTGACCCAAGAATGGGGCCCACGAGCGGGCTCACGAAGTCGATCGAGTCGCTTTACCTGCGGACGCTCAACTCCATCGGCGGGCAATGGTCCTGCTTCGGGGCGCCGCCTGTGGCGGGGCAGTTGACGCAGGTGAAGGACATCGAAGCGTACCCGATCACGGCGAACACCAACACCCCTCCCGCCCTTCAGCCCAACGTGCCGCTGGATGTGGACATCGAGGTGGGCGGGCTGTTTGGCTATTCGCTCGACCCCGCCTTTGCCATTCAGGGCTATGATCCTTTGCCCTTCTTTTTGCTTGGGATAACCGTTAAGAGCAACGTCGCCGGAAGGGTATGAAGATCACAACCTTTGAGACGGAAAAGCATTACGAGACCCTGAGTGGGTGGTGGGAACGCCATGCGGTGCCCGCCGTGCCGCTGGCAATCCTGCCAACCTTTGGCGCATTTGTGGGGGTGGGCGACACCAACATCGCCGTTGGATTCGTGTACTTCTCCAAGGACAACAAGCTGGGGGTTGTGGACTGGATCACGACGAACCCCGACATGGCCACGGGGCCCACGACACGCGAAGCCGTCGCCCGCCTGCTGGGGTACTTCGAGCATCTGGCCAAAAGCGAGGGATGCCACAATCTCATGTCATTCGTCGCAAAGGACACGGGCCTTCACCGCTTCATGGTGCGCGCGGGCTGGCAGGACCCCAAGAGCACCGCACACGTTTACCTCTGTAAGTCATGGTAGCAGCACTCGTCATTTCCGCAGTGGCAACGGCGGCATCTGCCGCAGAGCAGGCTCACGCCTCCTCCATGCAGGCCAAGGCGGCCACGCAGGCCGCCGACTACAACGCAAAGGTGGATCAGGCCAACGCCCAGCAGATTGCGCTGAACGCCAACGCGAACATTGCGAAGCAGCGGCAGGACGACCAAGCCTACCAGTCGAACCAGCGGGCGGCGCTCGCGGCTTCGGGCGTCCTGTCCGACACGGGCAGCGCGATGCAGATCGAGGCTACGACTGCGGGGCGGCAGGAGCAGGACATCCAGACCTATTGGACGAGCGTGCAACAGAAGGAATCGGCGCTCTACTCGTCAGCCGAGGAGGGGGTCTACGAGGGCCAGATGCAGGCCGACATCTACCACCTGCAGGGGGCTGCCGACATCTTTAACGGGATAGCCGGCGTGGCGAGCACAGGAGCCAAGGCGTACAACGTATCCCAAGGGGGCTAACATGGCGAACATTCCCACAATCCCTGGAAGCGCCCGCGTCCAAGACCAGCAGATTGGCGCGAAGCGCGATGTGACGCCCCAGCTTCGGGCGCTCGGCCAGTTGCGGCAAACCGTTGGCGCGGCCAACAACGCCGTGCAGGAGGGCATGTCGGCCATCGTGGACTACGAGGAGAAGAAGCGGAAGGCCGAGGAGGCCTACGTGTTCAACTCTTCGTCGCTGTCATTCCAGAAGATGCACTCGGACTTCCTTCACAACGTGAAGAAAACGCCTGACGAGCAGATTGTCCCAAACTGGACCGAGCAGACGCAGACATGGAAGCAGCAGCAGCTTGACCAGTACGGGAGCAAGCTGTCGCCTCGGGCGACCAAGATTTTCAACATGAACCTGGACAATGCCATCGGGCAGTCCACGGCCAAGTTTCAGGTCGTCGCCGACAAGCTGGGGAGCCAGCGGCGCGAGGGGGCGGCGGTCGCCAACTGGAATGAGTTCCTGAAATCGGGCGACCCGGAGATGGCGACGAAGGCGATGAGTTCCATAAAGCTGGCGCAGGCGGCTGGGGACATCACCCCCGAGAAGGTCGCGTACTACCAGTCACAGGTGCAGCCGGTCCTCCAGAAGAACCAGATTTTGAACGGGATAGACCATGACCCGTACGCCACGCTTAAGGACATCGACGCGGGCAAATTCAAGAGCGTGCCCGAGACCGAGCTTTCGACGCTGCGCAACACCGCCGAGAAGCAGGTGAACTACCTCCAGCGGACGACGGCGGGCGAGGCCGTGAACGACTACCAGACCAGCGGCCTGCCCAAGAGCGACAAGGAATTGGCAGACCTGAAGGCCAGCGGCACGGTGACGGGCGAGTTCGTGAAGAACTACAAGGCCATGGTGGCGCGGACCGACTACCACACGGCACAGGACAAGCAGGCGCTTATGCTCAATAGGCTCCGCGACATGGACCTAAGCGACTCCGACAACCCCGAAAAGGACGTGCGGCAGGTAACGGACGAGGCGGCCAGCCTGCCCCCGCAGCTTCAGAAGGAGATCCACACGCTCGCGGATTCTAAGCTCAAGGCAGCGAAGAAGGGGCAAGTCTCGACCGAGCAGCCGATCCATAAGACGCAACTTGATCTCATGAAGTCCAACTTTGAGGAGATTGAGAAGGCGACCAAGCTCCTGCCGCAGGACTACCGGGCCAAGTTCGGCCACAAGGCCAAAGCGCCAAACATTGAGGATGAGAATCTTAGGTATTCCAAGGCCCAAAAAGAGTACATCGACTGGAGCCACACCAAGAAGGGGTCCGAGGCGACTCCCGAGGTTGCCGCCGCCGAGCGCGAGCGTTTGGGGTTTGGGAGGTATTCCACTCAACAGGATGTAGTTAGCTCATTTCAGAAGGGGCACATTGACCGCGCCACGGCAAAGCAACTCCTCCGCAGTCAGTTCGGGATACAATGAGCGCCGCCGATTCCCTGCTCGACGCAAAGCCGGGGGCTGACGCGCCGCCCGAGCAGGTGCCCCAACAGGCGCAAACCAAGGCCGTTTCTAGCCCCTCTGACGCCTTATTGGATAGTCCGCCTGGGTCCGAGGTAGACAAGGCCCAGGAAGCGGCAGGAAAGCCCGCAGAAGGGGAATGGGGCAAGCTGGCCGCCCTGAAGATCAAAACTGCGGGGCAACTGGCTTGGAACCTAGCATGGAAGCCGTCGCTCCATGTGCCCGAGGCCCCCAAGAATCTCCCCGACTTGCGCTACCTTGGGCCGGATAATCCTGCCGTATTGGGCGCGGTCTACAACGGTGCGATAAAGCCCTTCTTTGAATCGGCCAGTTCGCCGGGTGGCGTGGCCACCATGGCGACCAGCATTGCGGGGGGTGCCGAGCTTCGGGCGGGCAAGATGGTCCTTAAGGGTATCTCCGGGCTTTTCGGCGGCATCATGGCAAAGGAAGCCTATGACCAGTTTGGGGCGGAAAAGAAGATCCGCAACGACCCCGCCTCCTCGTTTCAGGACGTGGTTGAATCCTACGCGCGACAGGCATCTACGCAACTCATGGCGGTAGCGGGCCTTACAGGGGCCATACTGCCAGAGAACGGAGGAGTTATGAAACCGGGCGACTTCAAGGGAACACCCGGCGATGTCGCCAACAAGATCCGGTCTAAGATTCCCGAGGCTCCGTTCGATCAGGTGGACAAGATGAAGGCCGCCGCGGACAAGATAGACGAGCTTCACACCAAGCAGTCGGACGCCGCGCAGGCATGGGACGAGGTGAAGCAGGTTATTGCCCCGCAGGAACGCGGCGAACCGGCCGCGGGAGAGAAGCTTTCGCCGGCCAAGATCACGGCCGGCAGCCTCCGCGAGCATGGCGCGGAACTGGCCCAGCGTACCGACCGTGCCGTTGCCGCGCTGGACGATGCCAGCAAGACCCTGATGAAGCTCCCGCTGGACGAGCGACTAGACTTTATCGACAAGGTTGAAACGGGCGCCGATCAGGAGACGCCCGAGCTTCAGGCGGCGCACCATGCCATGCGCGAGATACTCGACACCAAGCGCGAGGAGATCAGGGCGCTCGGGACGGGCAAGCTGGAGCACTTTATAGAGGACTACTTCCCGCACATCTGGGAGCAGCCAGAGGAGGCCGCCGATGCGTTCCGCAAGGCGCAGTCTAAGGCCCCGCTTGAGGGCGCAAAGAGCTTCCTTAAGCAGCGGACCATACCCACCATCAAGGAGGGCATGGAGTTGGGCCTTAAGCCCGTCAGCACAAACCCGGTTGACATGGTGCTTCTTAAGGCCCGCGAGATGGACAAGTACGCACTGGGCCAGAAGTGGCTACGCGAGATGAAGGACCGCGAGTTCGTGAAGCCCTTCGAGCACCCCGACGACGCCCCGCCCGGGTGGGTGCAGATTGACGACCCAATCGCCAAGGCTGGCCGCTCGCGCTACTACGCCCCGAACGAGATTGCGAACGTTGCAAACAACTACCTGTCCCCGGGGCTTCGGCGCTTCGCCACCTACCGGGCATACGTGGGGATGAGTAACTCTCTGAACCAGTTCCAGCTTGGGCTCTCAGCCTTCCATTTGGGGTTCACCTCGCTCGACACCTCCATTTCAAAGCTCGCCCTGGCGCTGGAGCACGCCAAGGAGGGCAACGTCGGAAAGGCCGCCAAAGAGGTTGCCAAGGTGCCGGTTGCTCCGATCACGAACGCCTTGCAAGGCAATCGCGTCTTGGCTGAGTGGATGAAGCCCGGAACGCAGGGCGAGGAGATGGGAAAGATTGCTGACGCCATACGCATGGCGGGCGGGCGGGCCAAGATGGACGCCTTCTACCAGACCAGCATCACGAAGCGGATGCAGGAGATGTTCCATCAAGGAACAATGGGCGGCACCTTGGGCGGCCTATGGCGCACGCCCTTCGCGGCAATGGAACAGCTTTCCAAGCCGCTCATGGAATACCTTGTGCCGCGGCAAAAGCTGGGGGTCGCCGCTGACCTCATGCGCAAGGAGATGGACAAGCTGGGGCCCAACGCGAAGCCCGAGGAGATGCGCGATGCTTTCGGCAAGGTCTGGGACTCGGTTGACAACCGCATGGGGCAACTCGTTTACGACAACCTTTTCTGGAAAAAGACCGTCAAGGACCTGGCAATGGCCTCGGTTCGCTCGGTGGGCTGGGACTTGGGAACCGTGCGGGAGCTGGGAGGCGGCATGAAAGACACGGTCGCCTTTCTCAAGGACACGATGGACCCCAAGAAGAAAGCCGAGTTCACGCACCGGATGGCCTACATGGTGGCGCTGCCCACGATGACGGGCATCCTTGGGGCCACCTACCAGTACCTCAAGACCGGCAAGGGGCCCGAGGAGTTGCGCGACTACTTTTTCCCCAAGACCGGCGAGGTAGACCCGCAGGGACGCGACGTGCGACTAGCCATGCCGTCCTATATGAAGGACGTTTACCACTACGCCCACGCCCCGCTTGCGACAATCGAGGGCAAGGTGAGCCCCTTCCCTGCGCTCGTTTCTGAGATGTTGAACAACAAGGACTTCTTTGGACGGGACATCCGCAACTCGGACGACCCGCTCGTGAAGCAGATGCAGGACGAGGCCAAATTCTTCATTAAGAGCTACGAGCCGATTGGCATCCGGCAGTTCACGCAATCGACCGCGGCCAAGCAGACGACGGGCGAACGTGCCGCTAACTTTGTCGGCGTTACCCGGGCGCCAGCTTGGGTGGGAGAAACCGACGCCGAGCAATTGGCGGGCAAGCTGGCCGGCGACAAGTTCAAGGGCTCCGGCACACCGGACGCGGATCTCGTGATGAAGAAACAGCAGATCCAGTTGGCCCTTCGCGGCGGGGATACCGAACGGGCAGAGACAATGATGGATGAGCTTCAGGCCAACGACCAACTGACCAGCGCCCAGCGCAAGAACCTTGTCAAGGGCACCGACCGAACCTACCTGGAGAACGCCATTTCCCATCTGGACGCAAACGAAGCCATGCGCGTGTTCAAGGTGGCTGACCCCAAGGAACGCGAGGCGCTTGCCGATACCGTCCAAAAGAAGATCGACAAGGCCCACCTGCCGGATGGGGACCGCGAGGCGTTGCAGGCCGAGTTCGACAAGCTGATGCCCGTCACCCGGGACATTGACACCACGCTAAGATGACACCGGAGCATTTCACAGACGACATTCAGGCCATAATTGACGCCGCAGAGACGGGCGATAAGGGGTGCCTACTGCCCGAGCGCGAAGACCCGGGGGAGGGGGGCGACGATGACGACGAAGGTGAGTGATAAGATTTGTTTGGTGGTGTGCAGCGGGCTTTTCGTTTCCATCGCGGAACGGCTCGCGCGCGACTTCAAGAAGGTGTACCTCTACGTGCCCTACGCGGGCAACTTCCCCACGATGTCAAAGGGGATGCTGGGGCACGGGCTTGAAAATGTCGAGCGGGTTGACGGGATTTTCGGACCTCACTTCGATTCGGTGGACCTTTTCGTGTTCGTGGACTTGGGCCACGCCGCCCTTCAAATTCACCTTGAGAAGCTCGGCAAGCGCGTGTGGGGTCCTCGCAACGCCGAGGAGCAGGAAATCTACCGCGAGCTGTGCAAGGAGCAGATGGAGGGGCTGGGTCTGCCCGTGCAGCCGTGGACAATCGTAAAGGGCGTGACGGCGCTTGAGGCGCATCTGCGGAGCCACAAGAATCAGCTTGTCAAGATCGACAAGTGGCGCGGCGTAACCGAGACGTTCTTCGCCCCGTCGTTCGACATCGTGGAACCCAAGGTCCACGCCATCGCGGAGACGCTCGGTCCGTTCAAAGAGGAGCTGGAGTTCATCGTCGAGAACGAGCTTCCTGATTGCGTCGAGGCGGGCATCGACACGTTCACGATAGACGGCCAATACCCTGCGCAAACCCTTGTTGGAATCGAGGTTAAGGACTGCGGATACCTAGGACAATTCGTGTCCTATGCCTCCATCCCTGAACCGCTGCGCAGGTGGAACGACGCCTTCGCCCCGCTCTTTGCCCAATACGGCGCGCGCGGCACGGTCTCCAACGAGGTCCGCATCGGCAAGGACAAGGTGCCGTACATGATCGACGCCACGATCCGCGCACCGTCGCCGCCCTCCGAACTCATGCAGGAGCTTTGGACCAACTTTTCGGAGATCATTTGGGAGGGGGCAGGCGGCGTCTTGGTCGAGCCCATCCCCGCCGCCAAGTGGGGCGTCGAGGTGATCGTCAAGAGCGCATGGGCCGAGCACAACCTTCAACTCGTGGACTACCCGGAGGAGTTCGCCAACCAGATCAAGCTCTACAACTTGGTGATCGTTGACGGCAAGCGGTACGTCGTATGCCAGGACGACGAGATGACCGAGATAGGTGCCGTGGTCGGTTGGGGCGACACCCCCGAGGAAGCGTTCGAGCACGCCAAGAAGGCGGGCGAATCGCTCAAGGGCTACCAAATCAAGTTCGAGATGGGCGCCGCCGACAAGGCATACGAGCAGATCGAGGAACTGGCTGAGCTTGGCGTCTCCCCGTTCAAACTTGAAAAGCAAGCCAATAACAAATAGGAGAATCTCATGAGCGTCTCATCCACCTTAGCCCGCTGCCAGTACACCGTAACCGTTCTACCACAGGTATTGACTGTGACATTCCCTTTTGTTGGGCAAACCGATCTGGCGGTGGTTGATGGCGCAGTGTCGTGCGTTTATGGCGGTGATTGGACGATCACTAGCGGAGGCGGCTACAATAGTCAGAATCAGATGCAAACTGGCCAGATTACTATTGTTTCCGACTCATCACCGGGGGCAGCGAATATACAAAATGGGGACATTATAACGATCTCTCGTGCAACTCCGGCTACTCAAACCACGACCTTTGCTAGCACAGGTCTATTGACGCCGTTGATGATAGAGGCTTCTGACGACAAAAGCTGTGTACTGATTCAAGAACTACAGCTCAACTACTTCAACCCGTTCCCGGTGGCAGGCGCCAACATGACCACCTCGCTGGGAACGCAGGTCATATCGGGGACCACGTCCCCCATCTACTTGGGCTGGATCACGGCAGAAACGGGCGGGATAAAGACTTCGATAGACTCGCTCAATGTAACCTCTATCACCACGATCCAGCTACCCCTCTTGCTTCAGGTAACGATCAGCTACCCGGGCGGCGGGTACGTCCTTGAAAACTGGATGCTGCGCCCGATGCAGATCGGCGACCCGAGTGCAAGCGTGGCGGGGGCGTTCATTGTTCCCGTGACGAACCCGAATAGTTTGATTTGGAATCGAGTCCTGTAATGGCCAGCACGTCCAACTTTGCGCTAGCCTTTAACCAGACCGAGGTCCGCTCGGCTGGGGCGCATAGCAATGCGCAGACCCAGCAGCCGGCGTCAGGCGGAGGCGGTGGGGGCGGACCGCCTACGGGTGCCGCTGGCGGAGACTTAGCCGGAACGTACCCCAATCCTACGCTTGGAGCGATCGGCTCCGCGACGGGGCCGCTGCCGTCAACTGCAGCTAGGGTCCCGGTTGTCACCATTGACACGAAGGGTCGCGT